TCAGGGTTCTGCCAAGACTTTCTGTAGACGATGGCATACAAGCAGTTCGCAGATTATTGCCAAGATGCTGGTTCAATATGCCACAAGTAAAGCAAGGTCTTGACTGTCTAAGAAACTATAGACGAGAATATGACGAAAAGAGATCTGTCTTTTTTGACAAGCCTTTGCATGACTGGGCATCTCATGGCAGCGATAGCTTTAGGTATTTGGCAATAGGTATGGAACAGAACACTACTTGGGATAAGCCAATAACAGTAAAAACTTCATGGATCGTATAAATGGATGAACAGAAACTAAAAGTCATTGTCGAAGCAGAGATAGAAGATTCTATTGGCTATGTAGAGACTGAGACAGTCGAGCAGCGCACAAAAGCAATTAACTACTACAATCGCTATGAGTATGGCAATGAAGTAGAAGGTCGCAGCAAGATTGTTACAGGCGAAGTAGCAGAAGTTGTTGATGGTGCATTGCCACAGCTTATGCGCATCTTTGCTGGATCAGATGAGCTAGGTCGCTTTGAGCCTAGAATGCCTGGCGATGAAGAACTCGCGAAACAAGCTACAGAGCTAACAAACTATGTTTTCTTTAATGACAATGATGGTGTCATTATTCTGCATGATTGGTTCAAAGACGCACTTCTACAAAAGAATGGCATCGTCAAGTATTGGTGGGAAGAAGCAGAAGAGCCAACAAAAGAAGAATATAAAGGTTTAAATGCAGAAGAGCTGACACTTTTGTTTGCTGATGGCGAGATGGAACTTGTCAGCCAAGAAACAGAAGAATTAGGTGTAGATCCTATGGGTATGCCTATTCTTTCTTACAATGTAGTCATTCGCAAGAAAAAAGAAGTAGGCAAAGTAATTGTTCAGAATGTGCCGCCTGAAGAGTTCTTAATCGCAAAGCGCGATAAGAAGATCAAAGATGCTCGATTTGTTGCGCATCGCACTACAAAGACTCGATCAGATCTAGTCGCTATGGGCTATGAACAGTCTGTTGTAGACAAGCTGCCAGCTTACAATGATCTGACATATACACCTGAGAGAGTTGCTCGATTCACTCAAGGCGAAATGCCAGACGAAACACAGACTCTCGACTTTTCGATGCAAGATGTAGAAGTGTTCGAGTGCTACATTCGCACAGACTTTGATGGCGATGGCATTGCAGAGCTGCGCAAAGTAACTTATGCAGGCGATCAGATTCTCGATAATGAAGAAGCAGATCACATACCTTTTGCTAGTGTTTGCCCGATTCCAATGCCGCACAAATTCTTTGGCCAGAGTCTCGCAGATCGAGCAATGGATATTCAGCTCATTAAATCGACAATCACTCGGCAGATTCTTGACAATCTGTATCTGACAAATATGCCTAGAGTTACAGCTCTAGATGGTCAAGTGAACTTAGATGACTTGCTGACATCTGCGCCAGGTGGTGTAGTTCGAGTCAAGTCGCAAGGCGCAGTTCAACCTATGGTAGTGCCAGCAACAGCAGCTCAGTCTTTCCCAATGCTTGATTATATGGATCAAGTGCTGCAGAAAAGATCAGGTGTAACACAGACAAGTCAGGGTATTGATCCTAACATTCTACAAAACACCACAGCTACAGCTATCGCTGCAATGCAACAAGCTGGCTCTGGCAGAATCGAAATGATTGCTCGCATCTTTGCAGACACAGGTGTAAAAGACTTGTTCTCAGGCATCTTTCATCTTTTGCTCAAGTATCAAGATAAGCCTAGGGTTATTCGACTCAGAGGCAAGTATGTCTCGATTGATCCAAGAGAATGGAAGAATAACTACGATGTAACAGTCAATGTAGGTCTAGGCACAGGCAGCCAAGATCAGAAGATGGCAATGGCAGCAATGGTTATGCAGAAACAAGAGCAGATTCTTGGATCGCAAGGCTTTGCAAACCCATTAGTATCGATAGGTCAGTATCGCAACACACTAGGCAAGTTTATTGAAGCTGCAGGCTACAAAGACTCAATGGAGTTCTTTAAAGAGATCTCTCCTGAGTTAGATCAAGCTATATCACAGCCACAGCCACCACAAGCAATGCCTAATCCAGCAATGGATGCGCTAATGGCACAAACACAAGCGCAGATCGAAGTAGATCGCGCTAAAGCTCTAAATGACATTGAGATCGCTAAAGCTAAAGCTCAAGCTCAAATTCAGCTCGAAAGAGAGAAAGCTGCAGCAAACTTAGAACTCAAAACAGTAGAGTTTCAAGCAGAAGCTCAGTTGAAAGCAGCGCAAGTAGGCGCTAAACTTACAGGAGATGTGAGAATTCCTGGATGAACAAAGAAGAAAGAGCTAAAAATTTACTAATAGATGAGTTTTTCCAAGAGCTGCTAAAAGCTCAGAAAGACTCATTTAAGTCATATATCTTCAGCTCTGCAGAGCATGATGTAGAAGGCAGAGAACGAGCTTTAGTTAAGCTAAAAGCTCTAGAAGAGTTCGAAGCATCGATTCAATCAATCGCTAATAATGGCGAAATTGAAAAGAAGCGAATAAAGGTTTTTTAACAACCATAGAGGTCTAAAATGAGTGAAAACACCAACCCACAAGGGAGTGTAGATACATCTGTAAGAGGTGCAGCTAATGCATTTATGTCTTTTCTTGAGCCACAGACTGAAGAGGCGAAAGCCCAACCTGAAGCTGTGCAGGCAGAAGAAGTGGTCGAGTATCAGTTCGATGAAGCCGAGCCCGAGGAACAAGATGTAAGTGCAGAAGAAGCTGATAGCCAAGAAGAAGAAGTAGAGGAACTCCCTAGATACAGAGTTAAAGTCTCTGGCGAAGAGGTCGAAGTTACCCTTGATGAGCTTCTGAATGGTTACAGTAGGACTGCCGATTATCAGAAAAAGACTCAATCATTAGCGGAACAGCGCAAAGTTGTAGAAGCCGAGCGCATGAAGATTGAAGAAGCAGCAAAGACTAGAGAAACATATGCTCAACGACTCCAAGTCATCGAGCAATTGCTAGAACAGCAAAATAAAGGCGAAGATCTGTCATCTCTAAAGACAGAAGATCCTATTGCTTATGCAATTGCAATGGCAGAGAAAGTTGAGAGAGAGAAACAATTGGCTGCGGTGCAAGCAGAAAGACAGCGAGTTCAACAAGAGCAGCAGTCTTATCAGCAAGCGCAGTTGCAAAAGCACATCCAATCAGAACAGCAGAAACTTGTAGAAGCTATTCCTGAGTTTAAGGATGATGTAAAAGCAGAGGTAATTCGCAGAGATATTCGCAATTATGCGAAGTCTATTGGCTTTACTGACCAAGAACTTGCTCAAGTTTATGACAGTCGCGCTGTATTAGCCCTCTACAAAGCAGCACAGTTTGATAAGTTGATGGCAAACAAGGGGGTCACCACTAAAAAGGTGGCTACTGCTCCAAAGACTATCAGACCAGGAACATCTAATCCGCAGAGTTCTGAAAATGAAAGCATGAAAAAAGAAAGGGCTCGTCTACGCCAAACAGGCAATAAAAAAGATGCAGCTCGTTTAATTGAACGATTCTTATAAAGGAAATAAAAAATGGCAGCATATGATCGCTATACAGCAGTAGGTGCCCGCGAGGACTTAACAGATGTTATTTATGACATCAGCCCAACCGACACCCCAATCATGTCCTCTATCGGTAAGACAAAAGCTACTTCTGTCTACCATGAGTGGCAAACAGACAGCCTTGCAGCAGCTACTACAAGCAATGCTTTAGTAGAAGGCGCAAGCGCAACAGAAGCAACAATCAGCCCAACAACCCGCCTTGGTAACTATACACAGATCGTTGGTAAGACTGTTATGGTTTCTGGCACTCTCTTGGCTTCTGACCTTGCTGGCCGCAAGTCTGAGATGGCTTACCAGTTGGCTAAGGCTTCTGCCGAAATCAAGCGCGACATCGAGACAATCATCACAGCTAACCAAGGTCAGACAGCAGGTTCGTCTGGTTCGTCAGCTCGCAAGATGGGCTCACTCTTGTCTTACATCAAGAGCAACACCAATGTTTCTGCTGGCACAACAGCCGGTGGCGATCCCACAACATTGGGTGTATCGACTCGCACAGACGGCACAACCCGCACATTTACTGAGACCATCCTTAAGGATGTTATCAAGCAAGTGTTCGAAAGCGGTGGCACACCTTCTGTATTGATGGTATCGCCTGCTCTCAAGCAGACAGTATCAGCATTCACAGGTTTGGCTGCGCAGCGTTATCAAGTGCCTACAAGCGGCCAAGCAACAATTCTTGCTGGTGCTGACTTGTATCAGTCTGATTTCGGTGTATTGCAGATTGTTCCTAACCGCTTTATGCGCACTCGTGATGCATTGGTTCTCGATCCTGAGTATGCAGCTCTTGCATATCTCCGCCCATTCCAGACCAACGACATCGCTAAAGTTGGCGATGCTGAGAAGAAACAAATCTTGGCTGAATTGACTTTAGAAGTTCGTAACGAAGCTGCTCATGGTGGAGCTTTCGACTTATCTGCTTGATATTCAGTAGATAATAAGTAGAATAGAGGGTAGACACAATCTACCCTCTTTTCTATGATCGTTTACATTATGGGTGGTCTGGGCAACCAGATGTTCCAATATGCTGCAGGCTATGCAGTAGCAAAAACACTAGGCGAAACCCTAGAGTTAAATACGACTTTCTACAAGCAAAACAAGAATCGCAAGTTTGAGCTAGATGTTTTCCCTCTATCGTTTCATGTAACAGATAATGTTGCAGAGCCGATAAATGAAAAACAGCATAGTTACCAAGAAATCACTAAATCAGGAATGATGGTGGGATATTGGCAAAGTGAAAAATACTTTGATTTTGTAGAAGATGAGATTCGCAAAGAGTTTTATCTGCCTAAATCAGAGATACCTAGCGACTGGGTCGCAGTAACAGTTCGCAGAGGCGATTATTTATCGCTGCCTGATGTGTTTGCTCAGTTAGGCGATGAATACTACCTAAGAGCTATAGACGAGTTTAAGAATAACAAATTTGTAGTTTTTTCAGATGATCCTAGTTGGTGTGCAGAGAATTTAGTATGGGCAGATCATGTCATGCCTTGCTCTGCGCCAGCGCAAGATTTAGCATTGCTTTCTAGCTTCAAAAATCATATCATAGCCAATAGTTCATTTGGCTGGTGGGGTGCTTGGCTTGCGAATGGTCATAAAGTCATCGCGCCCAAAAGATGGTTTACGAATGGGCTAGACGATAGCGACTTAATACCTGATAGGTGGATCAGACTTTGAAAAAATACTTAGAAACTGTAGATGGTGAAGTAAGAACAGCGATTTCAGATGGCGAGGGTGGGATTATAATTCACTCTCAGACTGACTTAACTGATTTCGCAGAGCATACAAAAGCGCAATATAATGCGAATCCTGGTAAAACAGGCTGGTCAGATGAGCTGTTTGACCCTAAGAACAAAATTGCAGAGCTGCCTTTAGCGATTATTAACGACTTAAATCAAAAAGGCATCATGAGAGGCTTCTACATAGTCGATCAGAAAGCTCTAAAAGCATGGCTAAATAACCCCGATAATCGAGTATTTCGCACTAGAGGGGGCGCAGTATGAGCAGAATCGCTATTTGCATACCCGCTAGAGGTCAAATGGAAGTGGCCACAGCATTTGATTTAGTCGCGATGTGTGCATATACCATCAAGACAACAAAGCATGATATAGACCTGTTTACGAGTGCTGGAACACTAATATTTGACCAGAGAAACAATCTAGTAAAAACAGCATTAGATGTAAAAGCAGACTATGTGCTATTTGTAGATGCTGATATGCGCTTTCCTAAAGACACTTTGAAGATCTTAATGGCGCATGACAAAGACATTATCGGTGTCAATGCGACAACAAGGTCAGAGCCTGTTAAGCCTACAGCTAAGAACTTCAAGATTAGCGATGTAGATGGCTCTGTCGATTGGCTGCCTGTCTACTCTAATGCAATGTCAGGCATAGGCAAAGTAGACGGCATAGGCTGCGGTGTAATGCTAGTAAAAACAAAAGTATTCAAGGCAATTGAGATGCCTTATTTCTACTTTGAGCAGCTAGGCAACAATAAAATACTAGGCGAAGATATTTACTTCTGCATCAAATCAAAAGATGCAGGTTTTGATACTTGGGTCGATCACGACTTGTCTAAAGGCATTAGACATATCGGGCAATATGTTTATGGTTGGCAGAATGTAGAGCTGCCTAAAGAATAAGGGCTAATATGGCATTTACAAACTACAACGATCTAAAGACTACAGTAGCAAACTACTTAGGTCGATCTGATCTGACTACTGCAATACCAGACTTTATTTCGTTGGCAGAGCTGCGCTTACAGCGCGAGCTACGCACTCGGCAAATGCTAAAGTCTGCTACTGCAACAATGGTTAGCGGTGATGCAAAAGTCGCATTGCCTACAGACTTCTTAGAGATTCGCGATCTTCATGTTCAAGGCAATCCTAGGATGCCTGTAACTTATATGTCGCCTAGCACTTTTACTAGAGATGCAAGAGCAGATGAAAGTGGCAAGCCAATCTATTACACAGTCTTAGCTAGCGAGTTTCAATTTGCACCAATGCCAGACACAGCATATGTATTAGAGATTCTCTACTATGCTAAACCTACAGTATTGTCAGGCTCTAATGCTAGTAATGTATTTTTAGCAAACTACTTTGATGCGCTGCTGTATGCATCTTTGCTAGAAGCAGAGCCATATTTAATTAACGATGCCAGAACACAGACTTGGGCATCTTTGTATGATCGAGCAATCAAAAACATCTCAGATGCAGACCAAAATGGTGAGTATTCTGGAGTTCCATTGCAAATGAAAGTAACCTCAAGATAAGGACACAAAATGGCTGAAATGTCGAATTACCTAGAGAACGCACTAATCAATGCGACTCTACGAGCAACAACCTTTACTTCACCAGCGACTGTTTATGTCAGTCTGCATACTGCTGATCCTACAGATGCAGGCACAGGCACAGAAGTAAGCGGTGGATCGTATGCTCGCACAGCAGCTACATTCGGCTCACCTTCAAATGGTGCAAGCTCTACAAGTGCTGATGTAACATTCCCACAAGCTACAGGCTCATGGGGAACAGTAACTCATATCGGCATTTGGGATGCCTCTACAAGTGGCAATATGTATTACCACACAGCTTTAGATGCTTCTAAAACAATCGACACAGGCGACATTTTCAAGATCGCATCAGGAAGCCTCACAGTAACATTGGCCTAATATGCCAGCAGATTACTGTGGTGCTTTTACAATTGACAACATTGATCAGTTCGGCACACTAGAACAGATTCTTGTTTCATTTGACGATCCAGCATGGAACTCGACAAGCACTTGTATTTATTATGGCGATGCTAGTGTTACAGCAAATGCTAGTGCTAATGCTAATGCTTATGCAATTAGAAATGCATCAGGATCAATAACAGGCACAGGCACAGCTACAGCAGATGCAATTCGAGTAAGAACTTCTACAGGTTCAATAACAGGTAATGCCACAGTAACTGGTAGTGCATATCTGATTCGATTTGGATCTGGTGCAGTAATAGCACAAGGAACTGTCGATGCAGCAGCAATCAGAGTCAGAACAAGTAGTGGATCAGTATCAGCAATTGGCACAGTCAATGCAGATGCAATCAGAGTTAGAACAGCTAGTGGATCAATATCATCAGCGACTACAGTCAATGCTAATGGATATGGAATATTTGCAGGAGTGGGTTCTGTCTCTGCTCAAGGTTCAGTCTCAGCAGATGCTATTCGAGTTAGAACAAGCACAGCACAAATTACTGGAACAGCTACAGTTACAGCCGATGGCAGCTCAGACATATTTGCATCAGCAGCTATTACAGCTTTTGCAGCAGTTACAGCAAACCCTTATGCGATTTATGGTGCTGTAGCTACAGTTAATGGCATTGCACTAGTAAACTGTTTCGGCAGAGTATTAGGCGATGAATGGTCAGAAGAAACAATCGGCACAGAGTCGTGGACTGTAACACCTAGTGCTACAGATACTTGGACTCTAGAAGCAAGCAGCTCTACAACATGGACACCTACAAGCATCAGCTCAGATACTTGGTCAGATAAAAATATTGGAACTTCTACATGGCAATAAGTCGCATAACATTTGGTGAGTGGACGCCAGATCAGCCAGGTCTAGCTAATGGCCTACAAAGAGCAGAGAATGTCTTTTCTAAAGCTCTGGGCTATGGCGCTATCAATGCAGCAGAAGATTACTCTGGCGCAGCTTCAGAAAATTTAAATAATGTTGTAGCAGCAAGAACATCTACAGGATTAACAACAGTATTTGCTGGTGGTGCTACAAAACTATTTAAGCTAGACACATCAGACTTGTCTTTAGATTCTGTAGTTAAAGCCAGCAGAACAATTACTAATGTAGTCAGAACAACCAATGTAGTAACTATTACAACATCAGCAGCTCATGGA